TTAAGGTGCCAGCTTTGAACTCGCGCATCACCTTGCTGATCTTCTTCTGAGCCTTCATGGTCAATCACCTATAGCTGGATGTCTTAGCAGCAATCTTGGGAGGCTGTTTTACAAACTGCTTCCCCTTTGCCTTACCTGCACGTTTAGCCTTCGTCGTCGCAGCATACTCAGAAGGAGTAAGAGCCTTAATGGCAGCTTCCGGCAAATACCTCTCACCTGTCTTACTGGACGGCTTACCGGATTTGGTACGCCATTTTTGATCAGACCAGTTCTTCAGGGATTGCTGTGGAGCCTTCATTAGTCCCTATATCCTCCGCCCTTTGCCTTGTACTGCTTCGCCAGCATCTGCGCCTTACGGGCAGACCACTGACCAGCAGCCGTACCCTGTACGGCTGCGCCCTTGATCTTGCTAAACAAAGCCTTCCTCATAGTAGGCTTTGTGTAGTTACCTGAAGCATTTACACCAGACTTCTTTACAGGCAACTCACTCTCCTTAGCTTTTACCACGGCCCTTTGGCTTACCAATAGCGATCATGATCGCCATACCACGGCCTTTTTTAGCTTTTGTGCCATGAGCCATGCCACCATGTTTCATGCCCATTGGAGACTTCATTCCGGGAACACGGGGCAGCGCATTAGTGCGTCCGTTGGGTCCGCCGGAAACACGGGGCAGCGCATTAGTGCGTCCGTTGGGTCCGCCGGAGGCCCGAGGTAGTTTATTGGTCACGTCTCCGGGACGAAGCGTCATCCCGCCCGTAGCCATTTTAATACGGGGTAGTTTAGGCATTCCGGGGGAAAAGGGTTTCGCGCCGGGGGAAAAGGGTTTCTCGCCGGGACGGGGGCGAGAATTCGTTGGACGACTTTTCACAACAGTTCCGCCCATTGCCATTGGCATTACCCCGCCTTTAGGAGGGCGAATAGGCTTAGGGCCGCTACTGTTGGGAGGAAGCGGACGTTTCGGCCTACTGCCGGGGGGAGGCAAAGGCATATTAAACTTTGGGTTAGCTATACGCATGGTAGTCTCCTATCTGTTTTCAACTAAACGATCTATCTTCTCTTCAATCCGATCAAATCTCTTGATGAGCTGGTCTAGATCGTTATGAAGATCTACTCGGGTGACATAGTTTCGGGCTATGTCCTCCCGCGTATTTGCAGTATGGCGGTATAACTCATTTACCCTGCCATTAAGATACACCAAAACCCACGCCGTAGGAATGAAGATTATCGTTAACAATATGTTCCAGACAAACTCTAATCCAACCATCATGTCAGCATTTCCATCTTTTACGTGCCTGACGAAGACGGCTGTTTGGATCTTTTGCAGCTTCCGGGAACATCTTCGCTTGTCCCGCTGATCTTGCACAGAAGGACTTGCGGCGTTTAGCCCGCTCTCCTGTAGGCTTGTCTTCTGTCACGGCAGTCTTTAGCTTTGAGCCGGGGTTTGCACGACGATAGGCTTTGACACCCTTTTCTGTCATACCAGCACCGGCCTTCGTTTTACGGAAGTTGCCAGACTTGACAGATGTCTTGATTCCCATGCCCTTTGCCATTATGCGGTCCCCGCATCGTTCTTAATTAGAACAAAAATGAACATACTTGAGCAAGTATTATTGTTTCCCGCTCCCAAGGCTTGGGCCTCAAACGTAGTCTTTTCCGGAATAGCCACTGGAAACTCAAAAACGTAGTCTGCTACACTGTTGTTAACGGTCGTAACGGCAGCGGTGTGGCGGATATCATCTGTTCCGCGAGTCATTAAACGACCTGTTACAGGCCCCGTTCCAGAGGCTTGACCAGACGAAAATAACCCCTGAGACAGGTAGGCGGTGTACCCCGCCGGAACTGTAAAACTTCCCGTGATGCGGGAATTATAGTTAAACTGGATGACATCGTAGACAGTTGCCGGGACACCCGCTGTCACAGTGCCAGTACCAAAATAAATAGTTCCGGCAGCAGAATCCAAAGATCCAGCAGTAGCAACATAGCAGTTATTTATATGCAGATAGGATTTTGTAGTTGTGACAGCAGTTTGACCATTTAGTGTCACAGTTTCTGAAATTACATTATGGTTTGCATCCAGACCCTCAAGATAAACGGTTCTGGCACCAGTTCCGTTGGACGTATCGTCTGCACTACTGGAACTTACAGAAAGTGGAAGAGCAGCGGATGGATAGCCCAAGATCCCGCCATGAGGCCATACTGTTTCAATATCAGTGTCAACGTCGGCATTATACCCAAAAACAGTGTAACTTTGGTGCCACGGGATTTGACCCCGCGATACCTGAAGTTCAAACGGTTCAAAAGAACCGGTTCTTGTTATGGATGACGGGGGTCGTGCCATGGATCAAATCCTCACCCGAAGTTCTTTGTCATCTCAAGAACAATCGTATACCTGTCTCCAGCAGTGGCCCCGACAGTGGTAAACATAATGTCTCCTGTCTTACCACTACCCGCATTATTGGTTATCCCACCAAACCTTGCAAAGTCGAACGAGACGAATTGGTCCGCACCAATAGTGTAACAAATAACGTCAGTTGTTGCATCCCAAAGGATGTCAACGCCCATGCCAACCGTCATGGCATCCAGTGTAACAATGTTAACTCCGGTGCAGGATGCTCCTTGAAAACCAGACAAAGCAGACACGTCTACCTTGAGTACGGCAGTTTCGCCAGTTCCATCGGAGATATTTGTGAATTTCATGACGGCTGTTCTTGTGCCGTCAAAAACTACCTGTGAAGTTACTGCATCAGCCATGTGATCTGTCCTCTAAATAAGTGGAAGGGGTGCCAGATATTGACACCCCTCAAATCACATTACGGAACGTAGGTGCCGTGCTGGATGTAGTTTACAACCAACCGACCAGTTCCGGTCCCCGTGTTTGTCGAGGTAACCCGGATTTGAATATCGGTCGTACCGACATTGTACCATGTTCCAACGCGGGTTGCGTCTGCACCTGCTGTTGCGTCGATGATGCCAAGCGTACCACCTGCAACTGCCGCAGCCGCCGTAAGTGCTGTTGCCGAGGCCGTCGTGCCAATACCAAGGGTAGAAGCTGCGCCTGACCAAACAACGCCAACATAAAGCTGGATGCTTGTGATCGTGCTACCTGCTGGGATTACGATATTGGTCGTATACACGCCAGCAGAAGAACCGTTGGTGGCCTGTGTAATTTCCTCGCGTTGGGAAAGAACTACCTCACCGACGTTATTAACGTCCGATCCAAGCGTTGTTCCCGTTGTAGATTTGATAGTTCCGGCGCGCAATGGCCCAGAAAACGTAGTGGTTCCCAATGGAATCTCCTGTCGTTGGGTTGTCTGCCACAGTGGCAGTCAGGGACTACGAAACTGTACAATAAAAAAAGGGCTGACACAAGGCCAGCCCTTTCATATTTCTGTCAGTGACAGATTTTATGCGCCCTGCGAACCGTACATGGCGCGAGGATCAGACCAACCGAAGCTATAACGCTCACGGGCCTTGTAACGAGCGTTGCCCGTTTCAAAGTCACCTTCCATAGCCGTCTTGATCGGGCTACGGACAAAGTGCTTCATGCCATTTGGTGCGTCTGTCTTAATGAAAAACGCATCAGGATCGGTCAGGAAGTGGTTAACACAGAAGCCCTGTGGCATGTAACCACCGGTCTTGATCGCATTGATGTCATTATCAGCAGTACCAACACGCTGTTCCGACTTCAAGATACGCTCTGCGGTGAACTGAAGAGCAGATGGGATGATCAGCTTCATGCCACGGAGGGCAATCTTCAGACCACGCTCGTCGATGAACGCTGCAATGTCGATCAGAGCCTGTTCGAGAGAAGTCTCGTTAAGGTCTGCCTGAGTTGCAAGCGTGTTCGACAAGTTACCGCCGCCAGTTGTAGGATGTGCGCTGTTGATCAACGAAACGCCGTCGCCGCCCTTATAGGACGAGGAAAATGCGTTGTTGAGGACAGAAGCAGCCTTCACCTGCTTGGTGTTGGACATCGACCGTGCAAGAGCGCGGGTATAACGAGCCGACAGCTTGTCATACAGGTTATCTTCCACTGCCTCTTCCGTGATGGCGAATGCAAGAGCAATCGTCTCATGGGTGTAGCGAGCAGTGAAGGCTTCACCAGCGGTGTCATACGAGATGGCCGCGCCTTCGCCCTTTACAGGGGCTTGGCCGAAGCCGGAGAGCATGACCTCCTCCTCGAATGCACGGTCAGAATTTTCCGTGTCGAAGATTTCGGAATGCTCATTGTCGTAACGGTCGTACTCCAAACCGAAAAGGGCGTTAAGACCCGGCTCCAGTTCTTTGAGGAGTTGTGAACGAGTAATAGCCATAGTTCATTACTCCTTAAATACCCGCGCCAGTGCCATTGGCATTGTAACGGTAGAAGTGATTGTTAAGCAGAACAATGGCCAGACGCCCAGCAGCCGCTGCATCGGAGTTCGCAGGAGTATCCTCGAAGCCCAAAATGCGGAGGTTGAGAGTGTTGGTCGTGTCTGCCGTTGAAACTGCCAACTCAGCGGATGACAAACCAGAGGTTGTGGAACCAGAAGTTGCCGTTGCAAAGTTAGCGTTGATGTGAACAAGGCTGTCTGCCGCTGCTGCATTACAGTTGATCAGGAACGCCTGATCAGGATGAGCAGAGATAGTTGCCGTGGCAACTGAGTTGGCCATGACAGAAGCTGTTCCGGGCCAATATGGCGACCACCGGGGCTTACCCGTCAGGTCGATATAGTTACAGCCGAGAAAAGCACCGAGAAGAGGTACCGTACCACCAGCAGCCGAGCCGACAATATCAATCATGCCGTTCGCCAACGGAATCACAGGACTACCCTGATAGATTACCGAAGACGTTCCAGCAGTTGCTGCCGTCTGAATGTTGTAAACAACATCACCGTTGGTATTTGCACCACTTCCAAGCATACGATACGGGCGAAGCCCGAATGCGGCATCAATATTTGCCATTGCTTAGATCCTTATGTTATTCGGCTGCACGATTGCCGCCGAAAGTGACTCTTGATTGCCGTTCAGGTTTAATAATCGGCATGGACGGATGTTGATCTCTCATCAGGTCGTTATCAACCGCGTCAAGCTGTTGTTGCGCTTGGCGATTATAATAAGCAGTACGCTGATTTACGAGATCTACGGGAATACGCGCTAAGACAAGACCCCCAACTGCAATGACGCCAGCATGTTTGCCGTTATCAATCGTGGGAAGATCCCAATCTGGGTATTCTTCGGCGCGAACGAGTTCAAACCCTTCGCGAAGTCGTGCGGACATGTTCTTCCGATCATCAACACCTGCGGCCTCCATTCGGAGCCAACGGTGCCTAAAACCCTCCGGTGCGGGGGGCGCGTCCAAAGAGGACGGTGGTTTCCAAGTCGTAGGTTTTACGGTCTTGGAGCGGACGGTATCTTCGCGTTTCGAGCGATCCATAATCAGTTTCTCTCTGCTTGCTTCAGATTTACCTGCCGGGCGTACTGTTCATAACTCAGCCCCAGTGCTTTGGCAATCTTTTTTTGTGAAGTGGAAAGGTCGTCACCCTTGACAACCTTGTTTGTTTTTTGTGCGCTGGTGGGCCGCGCACCTCCGACAGCTGATACAGGCTTGGTTCCCTTGGCAAATTTATGCGGGAAATCATTCCGAATACGCTTGTCCAATTCACGATAATACGCATCACTCGAAGGATTGTACCCCTCTGCAACAAGATCATTGTGAGTGTCGTAGGCCGTGTATGTCATGGCCTTGTCAGAGCCGAACCATTCATTACGCTCCGCCCACTGCTGGGCCTTCTCGTCAGGAACTGGTTCTCTTCGAGGGGCAGCGACTTGCTGGGCAGACTGTTGGTCGTACAACGTCTGTTGCTCCTGTTGATACCTGTAGTTGCGGATCTTCTCGCGTTCCAGTTCAAGTTTTGCAAGATACTGATTGGCCTCAATCTGCTTATCCGTGTCACCAGTGTCAATCGCCGACCGATATTGGTCTTTGTAAAGCTGCTCTTGGACCTTGATCCGCGTGTCAGCTTCTGTCGTGTACGACTGATCCAGAAGTGATGTACGCTTCTGCATGGCCTCAAGTTGGCTCTTGACAGACTTGGCATAGTCCAGTGCCGCCTGTTCACGACGCTCGGTTTCACGGACTTTATAAGTCAGCTTACCAATGCGCTTCCTGACAGATTCACTTTGGGAGGCTAGGTCGTCATCGTCGTCATCGTCTTTTGGTTTTGGTTTAACCTCTACCTCAACTTCTTCGGTATCATCGTCTGACGACTCTTCATCCACAACGGTGACATCAATGTCTTCATCATCTTCAAACATGGTAACTCCTTAATGCGCTGTTAGACATTCATGATGTCTTCTGGATCAGCGATGGTTGCGATGACTTCATCATCGTTTAGGATACGAACTTCACCGCCATCAATCTTGAAGCGTGAACCCGCATAGCGACCGAATAGAATCCAGTCGTTCTTCTTGCACCACGGACCTGCGGTGAATTTGTTTTCGTCCCCGTAAGCGTCTGGTCCAACTGCCAGAACAAGCCCGACGACGGTGGCAAGGGTCTGTCTCTCAACATACTCATCAGCCAAATGAATGCCGCCCCGTGTCTTACCTATGCCACGATAGGGAAGAACAAGGATGCGCCATCCTGTAGGTTTTGGTAATCGGTCGAATACACTGGAGGGGATCTTGGTTGGATCTAAATACCGATCCTCCAAGGCCACATAGGCTTCTTCCAGTGCGGATTTTGGGGCCTCTACATTCTGAGGCTGGGCCTTCATAGCTTCTGCAACGTGAGTTGGCAGTATTAAACTACTCATCCTTGTCTTCCTGTTTAAGCAGAGAGCGTATTACGTATTCGGCTTCCACCCAGACTTCGTACTTTGCACGAAGCTGCTTGTATGCCACGAAATCAGGAACCGCGCCCTCTGTGATCGCTTCCCTGATAACTTCTTTTCTGTCAGCAAATGTCCTTAGAACCCTGTCAGCAAAGAACAGACTATCCACATGATCTCCTTATCCAATCGGTGTTGAGTTATGGATCATCGCATCCTTCTTCTGGCTACCTGCGGAGGAGCCAAAGAAGAACGCCATAATTCCGGTCCAAGCCGCGCTCAGTGTACCAAACATCATTAAAAGCACGTCGCCGCCTTTTTCTGGCAGACCGTAAACCAGAATGTACAGCAGTATCCCAAAAAAACCGAAGGTCACCCCAATGGCAAGCACCCGTGGGAGCCAGTCCTTTGTTTCCTTCTGCATGTCACGGGCTGATTTCCTGTCATCGACAGCAATCCTCTCCAGATCAATGTCCAGACTTCTCATCTGAACCTTGAAGTCCGCATCCACCTTCTTTACAGCGGCAAGCTGTTCCGGTGTTGCCGTAGACAAGGCTGTTGCAATGTCACTGTCATTACCGTCGGGATGACCAAGAAGAACTTCTGACAGGGCTTTGACAGCAACGCCAGCAAGGGGTCCGCCCAAGGCTGTTGCCAGAGTTGGCGCGACAGACCCGATCAAAGGGCCGAATGTTTTAAGAAGATCCATCTTTATCTCCAGTGGATTTAGAACCTAACATGATCCCTGACAGAGTTCCTGTCAGAAACGTAGCAATCGGAGCAATCAACTTGAAGAACTCCGCATCATTCGGTGCCTGTCCATCTATCGGTTGGACTACAAATATTAGACTATATAAGACAGCAAAGACAGTTCCTGTCAGTGTAAGACATAGGGATATCCCAATGATAAACTGCAAAAGAGCGTGTAGTTCGTCCTCTTTAATTCTCATCGCGCCACGGCTCCGCAAGGGTTTTGTTTTAGGGTGTCTGCGGAACAAGTTCCGGAAGCGGTGCATATAGGAGGATTGCACTCATCCTTATCCCAGTTTGCAGGATCTTGGCACGGATACCTGTACCGATCCTCACATCCTGTCAGAACAATCATCAGGGCTACCAGAAAGTATTTCATTTGTGCGTGAACACAACCATTCCGATGCCTACGCATACGGAGAACAGAATAACGGCACCGATGAGCCAAAGACCCATGATCAAATCCTTCCGATTTTCCTCGGCTTCACGCTGTGCTGCCGCTGCCTGACGCTGGGCCTCCTTACGCATTTCCGTAACCTCTTTTTGAATACTCGTCCATGCCGCGATTCCGTAGGCACCTACAAAAAGGTTTCTGGTGTCTAACTGAAGTTGTTGGGCCTTCTGCTTCAGCGTATAGAGTTTGATAGCTTCGGCTTCGTACTCAGCTTGGGATTGAAACAAACGCTTCGTCTTCTTGCCAGACGTGAGTTGCGTGATCTGTGCAACCCTAGCAAAAAGATTACCCACCT